CGGACTATGAAGACAGCGTCTTCTTCTGCGGTCAGGTGCAGCCGTGGATCAGCGGACTTACAGAGCAATGGCGCGACTTCATGCAGAACCCCTATGTGCTCGATGCGAATGGCGAGCGCCGCTACACCGGACAGAAGATGTATATTGGCTCACGCAGTCCGATCCTTCTGCCGCAGGGTGCAGCGTTCGGCATGGAGCAAGCGCAGCCCAACTCTCTCGCCAAAGAAGCGATGGAGCACAAGGAAGCGCAGATGATTGCAGTCGGTGCGCGAATGATCGAAGGCACGAAGGCGAACAAGACTGCGACGGGCGAGAACAATGATCGTGAGGCAACAACGTCGGTGTTATCGTTGTGCGTGTCGAATGTGAGCGAGGGATACCAACGGGCAATAGGCTTCTGTGCGCGCTTCATGGACATGACAGAACCGAAGGACGGGTATGCCGACGCGTTTAAGATACAGCAAGACTTCGTCCAAATGCAGGCGAACCCGCAACTCATGGCAGAACTCATTAAGTCGTGGCAAAGTGGTTTGTTGGCGAAGAACGATGTGCGTGATTTCTATCGTCGTCTTGGCCTCATTGCTACTGAACGCAGCAACGATGACATCGACAAGGATGTCGACGAAGAGGAGCCGTTAGGCACGATGGGCATGCCGGTGCCGGGTGTTCCAGGCGTCCCAGGCGTGACGCCGCCTGCCCTGGCCGCGACGGCAGCGGCGGCGGCGCAGGCGGGCGCAGGCAAGGGCAACGGGGCTGCGCAGGCACCAGGGGTGCCCCCGATCCCGACGAAGCCCCCAGAGCGGCGCGCCAAGGCTCGGGCGCGGTAGGCCGTGGCGCGACCCCTCAACACCGAGTTGCGCGATGCGCAGATCGATCATGCTGTCGATTTGCGTTCGTATTCGGACAACGTCGTGCGGCGCATCATCGCGACATTGAATCGCGCTGATGCTGCGTTGTTCTCTGAGCTTGTGCAGAAGCTGGAATACATGACACCAGAGCGATTCACGATCAAGCGTCTTGAGGTGTTGCTCGAAGGTGTGCGTGATCTCAATCACAAGGCGTATGCAGCCGTTGACGACATACTGCGCACAGAGATCAAGGGGCTCATTGACGTAGAGCTTCAATTTCAAGAAGGCATGCTCGCGAAGAACATGCCCCCATCAATCGAGATTGCGCGCATCGACATCAATCAGGTATACGCGGGCGCGATGTCGCGACCATTCCAGGGCACGCTATTGTCTGAAGCGCTGAAGGATCAAGAGGCAAGCAAGGCGAAGCTGATTCGACAGACCATTGCGAACGGGTATGTGCAGAACCGCACGACAGATCAGATCGTGCGCGACTTGCGCGGTACACGCGAGAACAAATTTCGTGATGGTCTGTTCGAAGGTACGCGGCGCTCTGCGAAGGCAATCGTGCGCACGGCGCTCTCGCATACTGCGCAATTTGCACATGATCGTGTGACCAAAGCGAATGAAGATATACTCGGTAATTTGCAATGGTTGTCGACGCTCGATGCGCGCACAACACCGGAATGCCAGATGCGCGACGGCAAGTTATATACGCTCGATCACAAGCCGGTCGATCATGAATTCCCGTGGGGCGCAGGGCCTGGGCGGCTGCACTGGCAATGCCGCTCGACGTATGTCATGCTGACGAAGTCATGGAAAGAACTCGGTGTTGACATCGAGGAATTCGACATCGGTTCGCGTGCGAGTATGGACGGTCAAGTCCCAGGCAAGATTGACTACGAAGAGTGGCTCGGTAATCAATCGGCGGCGAGACAAGAGCAAGTGTTAGGTGCAACGCGTGCGAAGTTGTTCAACGAGGGCAATCTATCGCTCGAAGACATGCGCAATGCACGAGGTGAAGACATCAACCTTGACGTGCTGCGTAAACGCAATGCCGACGCATTCAAGCGTGCGGGCCTTTGAAGGAGAGTGACTATGCAGATGATGAATCGTGCGATTGAAGATGCGAGCGACTTCGGCGAGATGCTGAAGAAGCTCAATGAGTCGGTGCCGACGCGTGAGGAACACGAAGAGGCGAAGCTAGCCGCAGCGGCAGACAAGCAGGCGCACGCAGACCGGCGCATCGCTGAACTCATGTCGCCGAAGCGCCCAGGCGAGAACCGCGAAGAGCATCGCAAGCGGATACACGGAGGTGCATCATGACACTCGCTCTCGTGTTCCTCATCGCAGCGCTCGTGCTGTTCCTGCTCGCTGCAATCGGCGTCACGACAGGTCGTGTCAACCTCACGGCGGCGGGCCTTGCATGCCTCGTCGCCGCGCAGTTGGTCGGCCGGGTGCCTTAGAAGCGCTCGCACATATTCGGCAACTTCCCGGTGCGGTTGACGGTGTCGAGTGCGCGGCGTGCGCCCTTCAGTGCGGCACCGTAGGAGGGGAACGCGTAGCCGCTCGTGCAGGTCGCGATCTCGAAGCCTGCGAGTTCACCTTTGCCCATGACGGCGAAGCGAACTTTGACGCCGCGTGCGTTGCGCTCAAGGCCGGAGAAGGAGATGTTCATTTTGTTCATTTCGTGCTTTCTGTGTGGGTTGCTGAAGACTAGAGTATAGCACCGTTATCGTGTAACGGTGCAAGTTCCCGATTTATTTGTTGTCCTGATACATCGCGCAGATTTCCAGGGCTTCGGCAGCGGTGCGGCCGTAGAACTCATGACCGCTCACACCGATGACACACCAATCGTTGATGCCGTAGGCGATTTGATCGGCCAGGGGAATGTCATTGAACGAGGGGTTGAAGATTTCGAAGGCTTTCATTTCTGTCTTTCTGTCTGCGGGTTGCTGAAGCCTCAAGTATACCCAGATTTTCGCCGTTATTCCCGTAACGGCGAATTTATTTTCGTTAGTTGTTTTTTGGCGGAAGCGGCTCGTCGATCTTCCAATGATGCCCAGGCGTTGCCGTCATGAACAGCGGCACAACCATCGCGAGCTTGTATCCGCAGTGCGGGCACTTGTACGGGGGATTGCGGTCATAGACTCTGAAGTCGTAGTCGTCGACGTTGATGCCCAGGGCATCGAAGACGTTCACCGGCTGATTGCATCCCGAGTTGGGGCATGGCACAGGCGCGACGTATTCTTTCACGAGGTATTGACGCTGCCGTTCGATGCTCGTGAGCAATTCAGCCGGTGTCGTGAGGAGTGCACTGTTCTTCATAGTTTGCCTTTCGTGGTTGGCGTTGATGATGTCGGAAGTGGATCGAGGAGGAGCACGGCGCGTGCATCACGCAGCCTGCACACCTCTATCTTGTGCGCAGCGGCGAGCACGGCGCGTGCGATCCTGATGTGATAGGCATTGTTGTCGTCGTCGCTGTAGGCAGGCACGAGAACGATGATGCGGCGCAGTTGATCGTCAGTCATCGAGCTTTTCCTCTTCGGCTTTCTTCTGCGCGATGCACTTCATCGTGTGCATCACGACGCCTTGCGTGCCGTACATGCGGAACGCACCTGTCGGGTAGTTGATGTCCCAGGCGTCCGCAGGCGCGGCCTTTGTGGCCTCGTAGATGTCGCCGTTCGGCGCTGTGTGGGTGATGGTGATGGTCATGATGTTCTGTTGCTCCTGCCAGTGTGTACGAAGGCGCATGCCTCTTGTTTTTCCTTGAAGCGATACTCACTCCATGCCTCGAAGTCTTCACGCGACATGCGCCCGTTGCGAATGGCGTCGAAGGCTTGCCACTCGCCCATGCCGACCCAATAGGGGCGCTCTGCGATGTTCTTCATCATGCCGTCGAAGATGTTCCCGAGCATGTCTTCGGGCCAGCCTGCGTAATCAGCCATGTGTGTGCTCCTTGATGATACGATTCGCAAATTCGATAAGACACTCCATCGACATTTCTGCGCCAAGCACGGGATCAAACCATGCAACAAAATCTACGTTCGTATCGGTTTTTGAATCCCGTTGGATTGACTCGATTACTTTGATAACGTCTTGCTTTTCAACCATTGTCCGTCTCCAAGTAAGCGTTAATCGCGTCGCGTAGTTCGGTCAGACCGGCGCGATCAAGTTGCACCGTTGCCATCATGTTGCGCTTCACGCCGCCACGTCCGCCGTGTGTGATGCCGCCGTGATGCCTAATTTGCACCGCGCACTGAAACGGCGTGTTTGCGAACACGCGAACGGTGCTCTCTTCGATTTGAAAATGACCGCAGTCTTCGATGGTTGCGCGTCCGGCGACTTTTATGTTTGCGAATTCGCTCATGGTGTTCTTTCTGTTAAACGGCGACGCCGAAGGGTGACACCGCGAGTGCGGCCTGGGCACGTGCGGTGCTTGCCTTGTAGGTGGGGCAACCGTGGAGGTTCGTCGTGTGGATCACGGTGAAGCCAGCGGCTTCTACAGCCTGGGCAAGTTCGGTGTTGTTGCCGATGTCGGCGTAGCCGTTGTTCGACATCAGGACCGACTCGATTGCGGCGAAAACACGTGCGGTCATTGCGGGGCTGTAGATTTTCATTTGCGTCTTTCTGTTGGTGAGACTAGAGTATATCACCGTTATCGGGTAACGGTGAATTTATTTTTACGCTGCGATGATTGCGAGCTTTTTCACTTTGCAATCGCTCGTGGGCAGGTATTCTGCCATCTCGCCGTCCCAGAACTCATGACGCTCTGCGGCTTCGGTGTCGTAGACGAACTTGACGACGTGCCCGGTCAGGTGCGAGCGAATCTCGACTTCGGTCGGCAGGCGACGCATGCCCAGGTCAGAGAGGCTAGCGGACAGCAGGCCGGAGGTCTTGTTGAAGGCGAACTTGTTGAGGTCTTGCATTTCTGTCTTTCTGTTGGTGAGCCTAGAGTATAGCACCGTTATCGCGTAACGGGCGTCAGGCGTCAGAATATTTTTCGTGAATGTTGGCGATGGCTTGACGGGCAATCATGACGATGCGCGCCGGGTCGATGCTCGTGTCCTGATCGGCGAGCCACTGAGCGACGGCAGCGAGTTCCAGGGCACGCAGGACGGTTGCGGCAAGGCTAGCGCGATGGGGCTTGCTGGCTTCGGCAGCGAGCCCCTCGACCATTTCGAGGGTCTTGCCATTCAGAAGGGCAGCAACGCGGGCTTGAATGATGTCGGTCATGATTAGGCGGTGATGAGGTTCATGATGGCGGCACGGGCTTCGGCGCGACTATCTTCCCAGAGATGAAGCATCGGATCGTTGAATGCGCGCAGGTGCGCGATGTAGCGTGTGCAGCGAGCGACTTCTTTGACGAGTGCAGCATGATCTTCGCGAACCCACTCGGCCGCGATCTTCGCGCCCGTGTCGCTGTCAGCGAGTGCGTAATCGAAGAATTCGCCGTCGACGTACATCGTGACCTTGACGGTGTCGCCGCCGATGGTGCCCAGGACTTGAGTGATTTTCGCGGTTTTCATTTCTGTCTTTCGGTTGGTGTGACCAGAGTATAGCACCGTTATTCGAGGTTATCGCGTAACGGTGCAAATTCTTTTTAGAAGGGCAGGTCGTCGAATTCGATCTCGGCGGCGTAAACCGGCGCGGCGCGGCGAACCTTCGGGAACAGCGACGCGGGAAGCAGCGGCTCGGCGACATACCAGCTATCGTATTCATCGCCGTCCAGGCGTTGATGCTTGCCGTTCACGACGGGACGCATACCGCGATACTCGCAAGCGTCGTCCAGATCACGCAGGTACGCGTCAGCGTAATCCTTCGACACGATGCCGGTGTCACAGCACGCATAACACGTGTAAGGAATACCGTCTTCGTCCAGTTCAGGATACAGGGGATTGCATTTGGGGCAGGCGGCTTGCAGTGCGTTCATTTCTGTCTTTCGGTTGGTGTGCCACGAGTATAGCACGACGTTTCCGCGTAACGCAACTAAATCAAAATTAATTTCTTTCGCAGCCATCGGGCTCGGCCGGTCTTGATTAAGTGCATCGCAGCACCGCGTATTTGCAAGTACGTGAGGTCGCACCAGCACGCTAAATCCATCTCAGACATCGGGCCTTCATCGCGTATCGCCTTCGCGACGGTTGCGGCCGGACCTCGCGCAAGCACGGGCACGCTGCCGATTGAGCGCACGTGATACTTCACTCCCATCTCGTCGGCCGTCGACATGAGTTCTTCGGCGTCGTATCCCATGTGCCGACACACGAGCCCGATGAACACACCGACGAATCGCGGCCCGTGCCCTTCGTCGTCCGGTGTCAGCCGGTGCGCGGCCTCGTGCAGGATCGTCCAGGGGTTGCGCGCCCAGCGAGGCAGGGTAATGCGGTGGCAGTCGTGCGCAATCGCGCTACGCTGCCCCCAGGCGGGCCGTTCGATGGGCGGCATGGCAACCCTAGCCCGCCCGTACCGGCCGCGCTCTGCGCGCCAGATCGGCCGCAGGAACTCCGTGCACTCTTCCAGGGTCGCGAGGGTGCCCGAGTAGTGTGCGCCCTTCGTGATGCGCTTCTCCCAGGCATAGACGCGGCTGCGCTGATTGTCGCGCCCGCGTGCGGCAACATCGTTACGCGCCATCACTTGCCCTGCGCGAGCCAATCGAGCGCTTCGCGTGCGCAGGGTGCATCCCATCCGAACATGCTCGCCTGCACTGCGGATCGAAGCACCGACTCGCTAGCGGGTCGCTCGTTCAGTTCTTCATGACTCGGGTGATAGATCGGCCAGAACCCACGTTCACCCAGCTTCACGGCGATGATCGGCGCATCGGTGCCGGTGTGCGCTGCCATGTGCGCAGGCGCGAAGATCATGTTCTTCGTGCTCGCGATTTCGTGGTGCTCGGTCACAAGTTCTGTTCTCATGGTGTCGGTTCCTTCAGTGGTGCAAGTTGTGCGAGCATGCGCGCATATTCGCGCAACTCGGCGTGTTGGATCGGCAGCAAGTAAATGCCGCGCACTTCGGTCTTGCCTTCGAGCACTCGGCGTGCGCGATAGAGCGACTGACGTTCAGCGCTTGTTTGTGGTGCGGTTGCAGTGGTCATTGAGTTCCTCTAATGCGTCTTTGTAATCGTCGATTTCCCAATCGAGGGGAGAGTATAGCAGCACGTCATCGCGTGTCGACCAGAATGACGCCTGTGGCGATCCGGGTACGCCTTCGCACCTGATATGCTTCGGCCTGCGTTGCAGTGCGCTGTACTTCGGCATCATGTGACTCTCGCCCGCGATGCCGGTGCGTAAGCACTCGCGCCATTCGTCGATGGTCAGGCTGAACCAATAGACGCCGTAGTGTTGCGCGTAGATCAGCATGCGAAGTACCTCGATCCCTTGATCGTGTCGATGCGGTTGCCTTCACGCACCGTGAGAGCAACGATGCCAGGAATCATCTCGGCGGGCATGTTGCGATACAGTGCGCCCGATCCCAGTGAGCGGACTTCGGTGCCCTTGCGCACGAAGAACAGACCGCGACGCAGGTCTGATGCGTCGAGTTCGAAGCCGTGCGCCTGGGCGGCGATTGCGAGCATCTCGCGGGTTTGTGTTGCGTTCATTATGTGCAGATTATAGCACGCCGTTATTGTGTAACGGCGCATTTATTTTCACGCCTTCAGTGCCGACAGCGGCAAGCAGATTTCGCCGCGCATCTTGTGTCCCGTGATGGGGCAGACCTCTTTCAGTTGCGCGTACTCTTCGCCGCCGACAGTGCGAAACCGCAGCACGACGAAGTTACCCGCGACTTTGCCCTTGACGATCTGACCGATTTGGAAGTTCATTTCTTTCTTTCGAATTTCGTTGCGATGACGAAGTATAGCACGTTATCGCGTAACCATGTCAAGCAGGTAAATTCTTTTTGTAGTGTTCGAAGGCGAAATCTTGCACACCGCGCATCGTTGTCGATTGCGCGATCTCGTCGGTCTTGAAGTAGAGTTTCCACACATCGCCCAGGCGTGAATGGTCCTTGTAGACGTAGTAATCGCCGCATACGTACCGTCCGTGTGCGTACCTGTGCTTATGCCACTTGAGAGCGCTGACAGTCATTCGGACACCTCCACGAGCACCCAGGCAGACACCCACTTGCGCAGCGGTTGATCTGGCACGCTCGCGATCTGTGGCACACCGTCGAATTGCATGACGCCTTCGCGCACGGCGACGGCGAACTTCGTCTGTGCGGCCTGGATGATGGCGAGTTCTTCGCGTGCGCGTGCTTGCCGCTTCTCGCGCTCTGCGTTGATGGCGGCTTCGTTCAAACCCTTCTCGGCGTTGTATGCGTCGACCCAGGCAGCATGCGTCTTCCAGTTGATGCCTTGCGTAAGCAACCATGCCTCTGTTTCAGCGTCGGCGAACGTGACGCTCGTGCCGAGTGATCCCTCCCAATATGCTTGCCTGCCGGTAATTTTTCCGACGACGGCGACGCGTCCGTTCTCGTATTGATGCACGTTGTTCGTGTTCACGTCGAGAAGCTTGCCTGCGTTGCTTCGTTCGTCTTTGCTGATGCGGAATTTCATGGTGTGCTTTCTGTCAGTTCATTCGTAATGTGTTCAACTTCGCGACGGCCTTGTCGATCTCTGCGCGAATCTTGATGCAATGCGCAGGCAACTCGCGCATGCGCTGATTGCGTCGGCCGCGCACGTCATAGAAGACGCTATACGTGCCACGAAACAGCCCGTAGCGCTTGCCGTCTTCGCTGTAGATGGAATAGAGGGGATCGTCGCCACACGTTCCCCCGTAGGTGGCTTTGAGCTTGCTCATGACACGAGCACCACGCTGCGCACGACGAGCATGTGCGGTGCATGACTTCCGGCGCGCACGGCATCGTTGTGATTTGCGGCCTGCACCGTGACGGTGACGAGTTGACCGCGACGGGTTCCGGTGATTTTCCAGGTCTTCATTTCGCTGCTTTCTGTTGGTGTGCCTCGATTATAGCACCGTTATCGGGTAACGGTGCTTTTATTTTACGCCTTGTAGACAGCGTAGACGGTTTCGCCGACTTGGCGATGATAGGCGGCGAGCGCTGCACGCTCGAAACCGTCGACCCAGATGTGGGCGGTGCGAACAGAGGTAACGATTCGGATCAGGTTCATTTTCGTCTTTCGGTTGGTGTGAACGAAGTATACACCGTTATCGGGTAACGGTGCACATTCTTTTATTCTTTTTCTGTCGGCAGGTCGGTCAGAAGCTCGCTGTGCACTTCGGCATCGAAGCTGATCTCGGGATCGGGCATGTCGATGTCGATGGCTTCGAGGTCGATGCTCTGCCATGCTTCGATCATGGCGCGCACCGCTTCGCCGGTTTCGCCGTCTTGCCAACGCTCGCTCTTCTCTTCGAAATCGTTTTCCCAATTCTGCGCGACATCGTCGGCGAACGCCTTCGCGTCAGCGAGCACGACGTTATATTCGTCGATCTCTGTTTGCAGCGTCTCGCGTGCGGCGAGCATCGCATCATTGAATGCGGTCACAGCGGCGTCGAGCTTCTCGCGTGCTTGCTCGATGCGTGTCGCGATCTCGTCGCGCTGCGCGGTTTCGGTCTTGCCTAGTTTGAAGAGAGTCATGCTTTGCTTTCGGTGGTTTACTTTGCGGAAATGATGGGGCACATGCTGTACGTGCCGTAAGGCTTGACTTGTTCGCGGCCTTCGTACTCGCTGATGCGCAGGGTCTTGCCCTTGCTGGTCTTGATCGTCTTCGCGGTGCGGGCGACGACGGTGATTGCGAAGATGCAGTCATGGTCGCAGGCAGAGCGGGTGGTGTAGGTTTGGCCGATTTCGAACTTCATTTCTGTCTTTCAGTTGGTGTGTAGAGATTATAGCACGCGTTATTGCGTAACGTCGCAACTATTTTCAAGGTTCCAGGCGTCGACCATTTCCTTCGCTTGCCACTTGCGCGGGAAAATTTCGTGACATTCCCTCGTCTGCACGTTGACGACGCGCCATTCGATCTCGCCCTGCTTGTCGTATCCGGTTGATCCCTCGTTCACGCGTCGCTCGATTTCGTACTTCATTTGCTGCTTTCTGTTGGTGTGTAGAGATTATAGCACCGTTATCGTGTAACGGTGCAAGCTCTTTTAGTTGGCAGCGAAAACAGTGCGCTTCGCGTTCCACTTTTCCACAACGGGCTTGCCGTTCTCGTCTTCGTCAACTGCGACGTGAACAACGGTTTGCAAGATGCGAGCGAAGCGCTTCTCGCCGGTGTTGTTGAAGGCGATCTCGAAGGGGAAACCGTTCAGCGCGCCCCAGGAATCAGCAGCGGCGGCGAAGAAGTCTGCCCAATGCTTTTTGCCGTGGTCGTCGCGCCACTCGATTTGTCCAACGGGTTTGTTTGCTGCTGCGGTCATGGTCTGCTTTCTGTTTCCGGGTTGCTGAAGCCTAGAGTATAGCACACCGTTATCGTGTAACGGTGCGCCTTTTCTTTTTATTTGACGGCGAAGGGCTTGTTCCACTTGCCGACGTTGATGTCGACGTAGTGGCCGACGTGGAAATAATCGGTCATGCTGTCGGACTTGTCGAAGTTGTCGAGGTTCAGAGCGTCGGCGATCTTTTCGAAGGTCGCGGTCAGGTCAGCGCACGTGAAGCACTCGTCGACACGCTTGTGATAGATTTGCGCGTAGGTCATTTCGGCGGGCTTGCGGTACTCGCTGGGCACCAGGGCGGCGATGATGTCGACAGGTGCCGAAGCGATGTTCAGAACGATTGTCGAGTGGTTGCTCACGGCGAGTGTGTACTTCCAGCCCTTCGGCATGACCGGCTTCAGAGCGGCGGCGATTTTTGCTTTCTTGTCTTGATCTACGTAGGCCATGATGTTTTTCCGTTTCAGTTAATTCGTTGCGATGACGAATTATATGTCGGATTTCGACCGTTATTGCGTAACGGCCTAAATTCTTTTGACTGTTACATCTTTGCCCGTCGCCGACGCGTTCAGGCTGTTGCGCATTGCTCGTGCGAGTTTCGCGCTAGGCAGGCGACGCAACACGATGTTGCCGCGCACGTCGACAACGTCCCACGCCGACGTAAACCCGCCACGCGGGCCAGGGAAGTCGCGCCGACGCACGGCGAAAGGGGCTTCTGATTTCCTCATGCTGTCACCATGCGACGCTGACGTGCGAGCTTCGCTTTGATGTGCTTCATCGTGAACGTGTGCAGCGAGAAGCCGGTAACGTCTTTCGCGTCGACCTTGACGCCGCCACGCACGCCGATGACGACGTAAGCCGAAGCGCTGCCCATGAACCACTTGCGCTCGTCGGTGTTGTTGTGCGCGATGAGGAGCACGCTGCCGGTTGTGAACTCGCGCACTTCGAACAGCACCGGGCCGTCGAGATATTCGCTGCTTTTCGCGTCGGAGGTGTAGCGAGCGTCGCGGTCTGCGCGGTTGGTCAGGCGTTGGATCGTGCGGGTTTGAGCGGGTGTCATTTCTGTCTTTCAGTTAGTTTGTTGCGATGACGAATTATAAGCCGGATTTCGACCGTTATTGCGTAACGGTCGAAAATCTTTTGACTGTTACATTTCCTTCGCGAGGGCTTCGCTGACCATCTCGCCGATGGTCTTGCCGGTGTTGCGCTTGGCGGCGCACATGCGGTCATACGCGCCCTTCTCGTTGTCGGCAAAGGGACCGTACAGCGCGTCGATCTCGGCGCTGAATTGGCGAGCCAGTTCTTGACGGCGAGCCATCGTGGCATCAGCCTTCGCTTGACGTGCGGCCTTTGCGGCTTGCGCCTTCGTGTGCTTGACAGCGTCGACCATCATGAAGCCTGCGCCATTGCAGCCGAAGCACACCGTGCCGCGTGTCAGGTTGAAGCTGAAGTTGCCCGAACCGTTGCAGCGGGTGCAGGTGATTTTGGTTGCTTTGGTCATTTTCGTCTTTCGAATTTCGTTGCGATGACGAATTATATATCGCCGTTATCGCGTAACGCAAGCATCAACGAAAATAATTCAACTGTTACATTTGGCCTAAAGCCTGGACGGCCAGCCGCCCGACGCGTGAACAGGGCTCCCAGGTCAGCACAGAGACGACGACACCGCCAGGGTGCACCATGCGCCGGTCAGCGAGCCTGACGGCGCGCAGGGCCGTTGCTGCGCTCTTGTACGTGCGGTCATGCTCTTTCCAGAGCCAGCCGCCCGCAGGCAGTTCCATCAGCGTGATCGAGCGGCGAATCATGCGATCCACTCTCTAGCGCGTTTCAGCGAAGGAACGAAGAACTTGCTGCTGCCGGGACCAGTAGAGGAGTCGGTGAGCGTAACGAGCCATTTTGCGCGAGCGTGGCGCACGTGAGCGGCACCGCTGCCGTCGAACACGTTACGCACGATGCCGCGTGTGCCCTTGTAATGGCCTGCGGCCACTTTCACGAGCTTGTTCATCGCACGTATCCGTTGCGAATGAGGTACGACATCAATTCATACTGCGAACCCGTCTTGATCTTGCCGGTGTATTGACCTTTGCGGTTCGTCAGGTTGATGTAATGCACCGTCTTACCTTCGCGGCAGAGCGTGCCGATGATGCACGACGCGATGATCTTGTCTTCGAGCTTCGCGATCTTGTCGGCCTTCTCGATGTCGCGATTGATGCCGCGCATCCAGCGTGCTTCATCGATCTCGTCGCGTGATTTACGTGTGTTCATTTCATTGCTTTCTGTTGGTGTGCGCCGAGTGTAGCATAACTCGGCGCGTTAATCTTAGAAGCTGGTGTAAAGGCCGGTGTGCTCTTCGAACGACTTGCACAGCATGTCAGCGTAGATGCCGGTGACTTCGGCCTTCTTCGTCAGCTTGAGCGAGCGCAGCGAATAGAAGGTGATGTCGTACAGATCGTCAGCGGTCAGCGTGACGGCGACGCGGTTGACGCCTTTCGAGTTGCGGCCGATTGCGAAGATCAGCGCGCCGCATTGGTCCTTGGAGTCGAACGAGAAGTTCTTCGCGCCGGTCAGTGCGCAGAACTTGTTGCCGCCGAGTTGCGAGAGGATGGTTTGTGCGATGGTCATTTCTGTCTTTCAGTTAATTCGTTGCGATGAAGAATTATAACCCGTTATTTCGTAACGGGTCAACAATCAGTTAGAAATATTTGTCAGACCAGGGGCGACGATTGCGCGCTCGATGTCGGCGAGTGTGTAATAAATGATTTCCTTGTCCTGGCCGAAGGCGACAGAGTGAGCGACCATCAATTCACCGTCGGTGCCAATCTTGAATTCTTTCTTGCCGAAGACGTTCGCGCCCATGACTGCGCGCTGCGTTGCTGCCGACAGGCGAATCCACTTGTTTTCGAGGTTGAGCAAAGCGACGGTTTCGAAGAGAGCGCGTGCGTCCGGCGTCGGTTGGATTGCCCAGGCGGCGATTTCTTGAAACTTCATGGTGGAGGTGGTCATTTCTGTCTTTCAGTTAATTCGTTGCGATGACGAATCATAACACGTTATCGCGTAACGGTTCAAGAGAAAGCCCCACTAAACTGTGGGGCTATTCTTTTTACTGAACCTTCGGACGGTTGATGACGGTTTGTGCAACACCGTTGTAAGCGCCGTGTTCCTTCACGGTTGCCTTCACCGTGACGGTTGCGCCTTGCTCGCCGAGTTCAGCCGAACCCTTATACAGAAACGCGTTGCCGTCTGCGTCGGTGCAGATGTGGATGTAGCTCGTGCCGTACATGCCGTCTAGGGTCAACAGCTTGTTGATCGTCAGCGTGAAGACCTCGCGTTGTCCAACGGTGCTCACGTGACGGCCGGACGTGGCGGGTGCGTTACGCTGTGCGAGGCGCTCGGCCTTGCGTGCTGCCGACTTGGCAATCATGCCACGGGCGGCGTCCAGTTGAGCGGGCGACAGCTTGCCGAAATCTTCGTAAGAGTTCGCGAGGGACTTGGCGAATTCCGACCAGCTAGAAGCGTTGCGCAGAAAGTCGACAACATCGTAACCGTCAGCGTTCTCGCGGTGGAACTTGTCTTGCGAAGCGTTCTTGATCTTGCGCTTGATGGCGGCTTCGTAGGCGGCTTCGTCTTCGATGATGTTCATGTTGAAAGAGCGGTTCATGGTGTGCTTTCTGTTGATTGCGGGTTGTTGATGACGCAAGTATATCAGAAGAAATTAAGTCGACTCAAGAAAAGTAGAATAATTCTTGAGCAACTCTCAAGGGCATCATTGACGAGCCAACGAAATGTCTTGTAATCGCATTGAACATGGCGTAAGGTGTTGCTGGTTTGCATATGTCCGGCTTGACGCTCACCGCTACAGCAACACCATCTCCTAAGTTGGCGGTGTTGCTGCGCGCCAAAGCTCGACGGTCGAAGCCTGGGCAACTGCGGTGCAGGCGGTGTGGCTCACACACCTATGCACGCGTTGTCAACGGCGCAGTGCGCGGCAAGGGCAGACCTCTCGGCGGCTCGGTGATCCATGCATGCGTCTGCTTCGATTGCTTGATGGCCGGTTGCATTACGCCGATGATCTGGGATACACCCACAACTCCCAAGGGGATTTGAATGTACTTGACGCGCAATGTCATGATGAAGTATCGCAGTCCCGATCCGGACCCGGCAGGCGGCGGCGGTGCCCCCCCCCCCGCCCCCCCCCCCCCGGCGCGCCCCCCGGG